TGACACCCGTTGGCCGCTGCCCCGGCAGCGCCAGCGAAGAGCTGGTGGGCTTCTTCACAAACTCAGGGCCGAACCCCTCGGCCGTCATGATGGCCTCGATGTCGTCCACAGCAAAGCGGCTGCCTTCGGAGATGCTGCGCACGCGAGTAGCGGCGCGTACAGCCTTGCCGTTCTTGATCCCGGTGTTGGTGGTGTCAGGCACACGCAAGACTCTGGAAGCATCGCCTGTGACAGCAGTGTCGATGGCCAGCCCGTGCTTGAGGCACAGCTCTTTGAAGCGCTTGGCAAAGGCGTACCAGTCGTCCTTGAACAGCATCTCGTCCAGCGGCCAGTAGGCGTGTATGCCCCCGCCAGAATGAACCAGCCACGGGTCGCCCAGCGCAGCCAGCCCTGTGTCTTCGCAAAACTTCTGCAACGCCTGCGCCGCAGCTTTGGCGCTCGGGTATGACTTGGCCTTGATGACCAGCTCCCCGTCCTTGTCCGGCACCGGGATGTCTTTGGGGTGATTGCAGTCAAGGTCCACGGCCAGCACTTGGCTGGCGTGCATGTTCTCTTTGGTGCGGTCCTTGTCCGTGCCGAACGTGCCCAGCGCGAAGTATGTGTCGTATCCAGCCTGCGCCCACTTCTCAACGGTGGGCATGAGTTCCTCAAGGGTTTGTCCGAAGACGTGTTGTTTCTTCTTTGAAAGTTCTACCGCGCAGTAATAGCCATTACCCGGAGACGGCAAAACCGCCGCCATCAAATCGAGCGGAGTCATGGAGGTCCTTCGGGAATGGTTTACTTGAGGTCGTCTTCAGCTACGTCCAGCAGCGCAGAGAAGCGCTCGTACAACTCTCTTACGACTTCAGCAGGCACGGTGTAGTTGGCCATGTAGATGTGCGTCAGCAGTTCTTCGTGGGTCAGGGTTTCAGGTTGTACTCGTGACATATACGTCTCCATGCCTCGTCAGCGTTCTGCGAGGACTGCATGATTGTTAAAAGGGTTTCCACGCGGTGGCGGTACGCGACAAAGACTTCTGATCCGTTGAACCAGTTGTAGACGGTCTGCCGTGTGACGCCGAGGGCGTAGGCGATTTTGGTGACAGGGAAATCCAAGTGGATAGCCCAACGCCCAAGCTGGTTGCCCAGAGACTTGGGAGTCTTCATCACGTCGTCAATGATTTTTTGTGAGTAGGCCATGGTAGTAGGGGCCGAAGCCCCTTTGGTTATTTGATATGCACGAACGGTGTGACCTGTCCGGGCATCGTGGTCGGCAGCTTGCCGTCCCACTTCTCGATGGCCTTCAGCTCCACGTACTCTTTGCCGCCCTGTGATGTGATGGCAGCAGCACGCATGCGGATTGCATCAGCATCACCTTGCGCTTCGACACGCTTGCGGTCGGCTTCGGCCTTGGCCAGCTCAACTTCCTTTTGCTTGGCTGCGATCTGGAAGTTGCGGTTTGCGGACTCTTTGATGGATGCCTCCAGCGCAGGGTCAGTCACCAAGTTGCGCACGTTGGCGCTGCGCACAAAGAACCAGCCCTTGCCAGCGCTCTCGTCCAAGTCTTTTTGCAGGGCCTCAACAACCTTGGCTGCAATGGCCACGCGCTCGGTATGCACAGTCTCGGAGCTGTAAACAGACACTGCGTTGTAGATGGCCTCGCGGGCTTGGCGGCTGACGTAGCTGTTACCGACACGCACACCCTCTTCGCCCTTGAGTTCCACCATGTCACCGGGCCAGCGGGTCATGATGTCCGCAGCTTTGCTCGGGTCGATCTGGTAGTAGATGTCCACGTCCAAGTCGGTCAAGGTGATCTTGTCCTTGGTCTGCGGCTTCATGTCGTTCATCTGAAGCAGCAGCTCTTTGGCCGACACTTCTGTGACGCGCTTGAACAGCGTGAAGAACACGCCCGGTGGCATGGTCTCTTTCTTGACTTGGCCCATGGTGGACTCGACGCCGATGTTGCCGGTGTCGATCTGGGTGCAAGCAGACAGCGCTGCGGCTGCGATGATGGTTAACAGTTTTTTCATTTGCTTCTCACAGTATTTTTGTTGAGGTCAGGTTGGTCTGGAAGACCAACCCCAGTAAAGCGATACAGACCAAAGCCAGTACGGTAAGCGTGTGACGCTTGAGCAGGATGGTTGCAAGAACCTTTTCCCGATTGTTCAGGTAGTACCAAAGGAAATATCCCCCCAGCACCACCAGCAGCAACAGGATTAAGTGCTTCACTTTTCGACCTTTGCCGGGAACAGTTGCGACAGCACGGACTCGTACTGAGTCTTGCGGCGCTCAAGCAGGGCTACCTTGTCCAGCTTGTCCAGCAGGCTCGGGAAGTTGATGTCTTCCTTGGAGCACTGCTCTTGGATGTCGGCTTCAAGGCGAACCAGCTCGTCGTCCAGCTTGGCCATCTCCAGCTCGGCTTGGCTCTTCATCTTGCGGGCGCGGATGGGGGCCAGCGACTCAGCCAGCTTTTCCTTGGACAGGGCGATGATTTCTGCGAATGGTTTGAGTTTCATGTTGCTTCTCCAGTGAGTAAAAGTTTGTTGTCGGTCTTGGTTAAAAATGCCAGCGGGTCTTTGGGGTCCTGCTTTGGCGTTGGGTTTACCAGCTTCCCCTGCTGCAAAGTAGCGGAATCAGCGTAGTACGAGTTCTGCATCCGGCGGTGCTCCTCTTCTTGGAGTCGGCGGTACTGCATCTCTCGATCGTATCGGTCGCGCTCGCTGTAGTACATGTCGCGGTTGTAGTCGTAAAACCCCGCCGCGCCTTGTATTGTTCCGATTGCCATGTGCTTCTCCTTGTAGGTGGGGGTACTCGCTGCACTGCGCTCTAGAGTCCGTGACGGCACTACGCAGCATCCGCTTTCCCCCCCGATGCGATTACTCGTCGTCCCAGTCGGACACGATGTCAGCCAGCTTGGACTTCTTGGCAGGCACGGCACCACCTTTGGCGGTCTCCTTGCGCACTTCGGGTTCGTCCGATTCAGCTTCTGGCTCAGCCTTGACCTTGGCCTTGGCTTTGGTGGCCTTGACTTCAGCCATCGCGGCGGTCTCGTCTTCGTCCATCATCTCGCCCATGGGCTTAGCTACGGGCTTGGGCGCAGCACCGCCGATGTTCATTGGGGCAGCTTTCACGCCGTCAGCTTGCGCCACGGTCAGTGTCACGGCCTTCTTGGCATCGTCAGACTCGCCTTGCGCCACGGCGATCGGGTACTCGTCGTCTGTCAACCAGCGCGTAGGCGCGAAGAACAGCTTGGGAGACTCGGCCTTGGTGTCGAACTTCATGCGCGTGACGATCTGCTCGGGGTTAACCGGAGGTGTCTGCGCTGCCAAGAAGCGGGCGTAGGCTTGCAGGGGACGCTTATCGCCTTCTTCCTTGCCGAAGATGCTGGTCGCTGGGAGTGTCAGTTGCAGCACATCGCCTTCAGGATTGTTGGCCAGCACAACAGCAAGGCGCTGTTGGAAGCGGCAGGCACGGCTGTTGCCGTTACCGGAACCGGCTTCGTTCTGTGGGCAACCCATGCAGGTCTTGCTCTGGGGAGCAGCGATGCTGGCGTCAGGCTTCTCGCCGTCATTGCTCCAGCAGTCAGGGCGCACAATCGCCTCGGCGTTGTAAGCGCCAGCGTAGAAGATGCGGCTGACCTTGGGTGCAGCACGGACGATGATGACGTCAAGGTGACGGTCTTCGATGGCGGCGACTTCCTTGCCACCTGCCACCAGACGGAACACGCCGCCCTTGATGGAGATGCGCTTGGTGGATACACCAGCACCGCCGCCCGTCAGGGCCTTGGCTGTGTCAGACAACTCGTTGTTACGAGCAAATGCGGGGACGTTGGACGAATTGAAAAGCGTAATGTTGCTCATGATTGCGTTACTTTCTTGCTTTGGTTACACGAATGTCGAACTCAGTGACTGAGTTCAGCCCCGGCGGCAGAACACCGGGGTTCTCTTCCAGAAACTGCGCCATGTTGGTTTGGGCGATGCGCTTCTCCAGCAGGTCTACGACTTGATGCTCAAGCACGAATGCTTTGAACGAGTCCCAGTCCTGTGTGTTGTAGCGCGTCTTCTTCATCAACGACACGGTTCCCGTGGAGGTCTGGACCGATGTCAGGCCGAGGGCCTTCATCTGGTCTTTGATAGCGAGGCGCACCTGTGTGCGCTGCTCATCCAGCTCAGCGAGCTGGCGATCAAGGCCTTCCATCTTGGCCTTGAT